GGCTTGATATCTTCGATGCCTTTGTCGGTGATGATGTGGCGGTGATGGAGAAATACCAGGCCATGCCGGTAGCAACGGCATTTCGCCTGCTCAATAAAAGAATACGTGATGCTCAAAAACAGAAGAAATGACATTTTCAGAGTACATAGAGAGTTTGGCCGAAAGACATGTTGATATCCGGCATAAAGAGAATGACGAGGTACATTTCCTTTCATCCGAACGGGAGAAGCACACGGCACTGGACAGCGTACTGCATTATCCGGCGGTGATTCTGGATCGTGGTTCAGGGTTCGGATATGGCGGTGTTCCGGGGGCATATTTGAAGGATCGTGATTATCTGCTCTTTGTATTGGAACATGTGTCTGATACTTCAGACTACGAACAGATAGAGGCCGCACTTGACAAGTGCGAGCGCATTCTTGATGAGATGCTGAACCAAGTACTTGAAGACAAACGGAAGAACCGCCAATGGATTGCCTTTTCACTTGAAGAGGTAGAAGCGGATTATGTGGTGAATATTGATAGCCAGCTTTATGGGGTGATCGCGGCAATACACTTGTCGCAACCCTATAAGGCTGTTAACTGTAGGAAGGCATTCAACTGATATGGCAGATACGATTGAAACACTTAAAGAATTAGCCCGGCAGGTACGATATGCCACCCAGGAGGGAGAAAACACGGGAGAACGTGTTGGGCGTACCTTGGTGGGCATTTTGAATCTGTTATCACAGTGTTCTTTAGAAGAACTGAATAAAATCTTCCTTCATAAATCCAAACCTGATGAAACGCCTTTCTTACTGAAGCTGTTAGGGGGTGCCGAAGTTGGCGAAACCATTGACTCATTAGTTGCTGGGAAAGGTATTCTACTTAAAGATGGCCGTGTACAGGCTGATATCTTGGAAGCTCGTTTTGCTCTTATTGTTCAGGAAGTAATCTTCAACCGTTTGTCTGCTATGGAATCAGATTATTCTTTTTCCGAGTCCGGGACTGTTGAGAGTGTCGAACTATTAGAAGATGGTACCTATCGTTTACCGCTTCGTAAACGTTGGGAGAATGATTTCACAGCCTTGGACGAGAATGATGTTGTTTACGGCATGGTGAATAACCTCGCTTCAGGTACTGGAGATTATTATACTTCATGGCTGCGTGTCCTTAACGTGAATACAGTATCTAATACCATCACTGCGGTCATGTATCCGGACGATGAAGTACCCGGAGGCAAAAACTATCCACCGGAACCGCTAATGATACTTTCTCATCGTGGTAATCCGGTGAACGAAGATCGTCAGGCATATTGGTACCTATCTTCCCGTGAGAAGTGTATCTGTATGCTCGATGGAGTAACGAAACCTATACTGGAAGAGAATAACTATGCTATCATTATAGGCAAGTTAAAGCAGTTGTCACTGTTTGACAACCTGCCGATCAACTACCGCCATAGCTATATCTACTGTCGTGGTATCGCTATACAGGACTTATTGCGTATAGGCTATCAGGGTACACCAGTTCGTTCTGAGAATAATCGGGGTCCGTGGTCATCTGAGGATGCTGTGAACAATCCCTATCAGTCTACAGACACAGTTTATGATGCAGTCTATCATGTTGGCTGTAAATGGATGTGTCTGTCTACCGGCACACTTCAGGAACCCAAATGGAATGCAACTGACTGGGCGCAGATTGAAGGTAACTCAGAACTAACCCTTGAATTCTCATCCAGTAACGGTTATACCTTTTTTGCCGGTAAAGTTGATACGGAGATCACACCTGTTGTCTATTGGGGCTACAATGATATCTCTGCTGATGTGCTGGCGGGTGATTGGTCTTGGACTCGTGATAGTGGTCAGGTGACAGAAGATAACGCCTGGTCAGTCGCTCATGCCAATAACGGGCGGGTACTGCACCTGACAAACGAGGACATGCCTTCCAATTGGGGTACTACAAGAAAAGTGAAATTCACCTGTACGGCATACGTCCGTGACGGTATTGAGAGTATTAATATCGAAAATAGTATAATTGTATGAAAATTAAAACCGCGGTTCAACCGCAGCCGGTCAGAACCAGTTATACGCCTCTGAAGGCGAGCTTTGGTATTGTTATTGATGGTGGAGGTAGTAAGACACAGTTTTATTACACGAATGCCAATACATACATTCCTAACCGGGCTATTACCCCGATGAAGCTAAAGGCATTCCTCAATATTGTCGATCCGGATAAGATTATCAGTAATGGGGATAAGAGTAGTCAACTGACTGTCACCTGGTATGAAAACAGTGAGAGCACTCAGATTACCTCGGAGAATAGCAATTATACACTGAATGCTGACGGAACATTGCTTGTGAAGAAGAATGTTTCGCCAACTACTCCTGTGCAGATTCTTTGCCGGGCTACCTATGTGGATTCCAGAAATAAAAACACGTTGGTATATACCGATACATTCACTCTGAACTCTATACAGAAGAGTGATGACCAGCTTTCATTGAGTATTAACCAACCTGCCAAGATAAGCTATAATCCTTTGAAGGATAGCCAATATATAGATATTACTGCCGCTTTAAAAATGGGCAGCGAGACGGTAGCGGATGCCAATGTAGCATATTGGTGGTACAAAGTCGAGAACGGAGAGGAAACCCTTATCAACTCTTCTGACCTGAACATTGAATACGTATCCGGTCAGGGCACCAATACTTTGCGTATTGATGCTGACAATACATATATGAGCGTTATCCGCTGCCGCGCGGCTTATTATACCGGAACCAAGCCGTCAGCTCCTACGGATGATACTTTGATGGCTGAGACGGCCATAGTTTATAAGATTCCTCCGATTAAGGCATTTGTCTATAGTCCGAATGGCAATACCATTCGTCAGGGAATGGCCAACATGACTTTTTATGTGAAGATACTGACGAATAAAGAGGAGCTGACAACGGACCAGATCAATAAATACTTTTTTGTGAAGTGGTTTAAGAAGTCGTCTGCTGCGGGTGCGACTGCTACGGAAATCGGACACGGTAGTTCGATATCGGTTACAGCCGGCAGCTTACGCCTGAGTGGTGGCCTGCAGATGTCTGTTTATCCTGAAGTCTACGAGATAGGCCCTTATACGGTGCTTACTACGAAGAGTGGTGATCCCATCCGTACAGGCGCCAATGAAGTAATAATAGCCAGAGGCTAACAATTTAATTTATATATGAGAGAAATGAAGTATTTAAAAGTGTCCGCCGATATCGCCCGTCGTGCCGGTGTGATTGATGTCCGCCATCGGACTGCCGACGGAGAGTTTATCATTAACGAAAGTGATCTTCGTATGGTGAGGTTCGAGCCGGAAGAATATGTGAAAGGCATTGCCGGGCAGGTTCTTACTGAACAGGAAGCCGCCAAGCTAATCGAAGCCGGTGGAAATAAAATTGGAGAGGAGGTACAGAATGAAAACAACAGTGAATTACCTGCTGAGGATTCTTTGCCGGTTCAGGACAGTGATAAAGAACCTGTGGCGGAAGATAACTCAATTAACGGAGAGGAGGTACAGGATGAGTGATGTTGCGGGTTCTTTTTATATCGGTATGATTATTGATGGTGATAGTGCGCAGGGGAATATTCGATCTACCAAACCACTCGTGCAGATGTACCAAAAAGACACGGGTAAGTGCGTACCGGACTGGAGTGTGGCGGCAAATCAACCTATCATCTATCCGGTCATGCGCTCAGGTAATGAGAATGTGATCAAGTCGATTGTTTCTGGTTCCGAGAAATGGTATTATAACAATACACTTATAACATTCAACGCTTCCGGGTTAGCTACCGCTCCGGCTGCCGTAGCCGGTAAGATGCAAACCACTACTTACAATAATGGCTCCGTGAATGTACCGGCTCTGAAGATCGTAGGAAATCTTGCTTCCGCTTCTAACATGGATGCAGATACTATCCGCATGGATGGTGAGATTGAGGCTTCCGGGCATAATCTTGGCTACACTTCTGAGATACCTCTTGCCATCTCAGAATTTAGTAATTCTGCCTATTACGGTTTCCTTTATCCTTCCGATGGTGGTATTATTGATGGTGATACAGCTACCGTTAAAGTGGATCAGGAACTCTATAAAGGCGGTTCTCTGGTACCCCAAAGCAACTACTCCCTGAAATGGTACAAGATGCCGTCAACCACAGCATGGTCAACCGCTAACAGTGTTTCATTAGTGGCTGATGACATTGATTCTAAGCTAAGTATAAGAGCCGAATTTATTATCGGTGGTGAGGTGGTTGCTATTGCAATCGGTGAAGTGAGCGATGAAACAGATCCGTTATTCTTAGCTGTTAATTTCAGTGGGCCTACGTATCTTACCAGTAGCGGTGCTACCAGTGAGGTAACTGCGACATATAAGGTTAAGAAGACTGGTACAGGTGAAGAAGTAACCGGCTTTACATTCAAGACTACTTTTACGAAAGCTGACGGTACCGCTTTTACTCCGGCCAATGCGCCTACTACAACCGGGTGTAAACTTACCTATACCGATGTGAAGGGTGCAGGGGGTAATATTACCGGCTATGTACAAGGAACTAAATCATAGGTTTTATGACAAAGAAACAGATTGTTGCATCAACTTTTAATGTTACGGCGGCTCCCGATGACGGAGCCAAAGGTGATCGTGGCGCTCGTCTTCGCCAAACTGATTGGGCTGAAGGAAAGCAATATCTGTCAGGGGCTGATGGCGAGCTATGGTACGATGTTGTATTATACAAAGATATGCTATATCTGTGTTTGAAGTCACATACTTCCTCATCTGCTAATAATCCCCAAACCTCGGTGGCTAACCAATTGGGGTATTGGGAGAAAGCAATAGACTGGGTTTTTATTGCTACCAAATTGCTGCTAAGTGAGAAGATTAAATCTGAATATATCGATGTTGATGACTTGGTAGTAAAGAATGTGCAGGTTGAGGATGCTGACGGTAATGTCATTTGTAGGATCAACGGGCGTACAGGTGATGCAAGTTTTGCAAGGGAAAATATACTGTTAGGTTCAGATGGTTCTATTGTGTGTAACAAAGGTATATTTAAGGTTGGTATTCAAAAGGTTTTTCGTGAAATAAGCCTCAATGACTATACTACGGAATCTTTTAAAGCTGATCTAACGCAGGGACTCAATTTTATTTTTACCAAGAATGTGGGGAATGATACGCACTATATGACTTTGCCTAATTCGCTTGATCTTGATGGTTTCGAATCGGAAATGATATTTTATGGGAATCCGGGTAGTGTGTATGTCAGTTGTGAAAATGGCTTATACCCTTTCATGTACAATGGTTTGAGGGTGAAACAGGTGCGGATAGCCACATTCCCGCGTCGGTTGAATGTCGTTGCTCGGAAATGCAATCTTATAGGTGCTGATTATGTCGAGTGGTGGATTACCAACACTAACGACTATACGGTCTCAAGCAAAGATATGTATGACCGTTGCGAACTTGCTACTTCGGTGTATTATAATAGTTGATATGCTGATTGATAAGGTATAATTATTAAACAAAAAGAGACTAAAAAATAAATGTTGAATTTGGGCGTTTTTTGATATAATTTAAACGTCCGTTAAAACTGAATAGGATATGAAATTAAATGAGTCTGCACAAATAAACAGTATTAGTGACGAGTATATAATACTAATGGATGCCAATGGGAACCCTCTTAAAATAGCAAAGACAGATTTAGCTAACGCTTTGGCACCATCAGCTCCAGCTACAAAAGGTGAGGTTTGGATTGTATATTTGGACAGCGATAAGAATAAAATTCTTATTCCCTGGGAGCAGTGGTCCACATCCCGGACAGATGCTGTCGGTGTAGCAATCATGTCAGGAGGCAAACGCCTGTTGATTGCACCTCACGAGTCTTCACTTCCCTGGAGTTCTGATGTTGGCTCTGGAGGAGCGGTAACAGCGACTGTGAAAGCAACGGCAGATAACGATTATGCGGGGCAAAGTAATACTAACAATGTTGTCACTTCGGCTGCATTTGCTGGAGATGGAGACAGTTATGCACCAGGATATTGCGCAGCGTATAGCAATGGAGGTGTGACTGCTGGTTCGTGGTGGCTACCATCACTGGGAGAGCTTGGACTGATATACGAGAAGTTTAGCGCCATCAACGCGGCATTGGATAAAATCAACGGTGCAATAAAACTGACAAGAGGCCCCTATCACTCCTCTACCGAATACTCAGCAAAGTACGCGTGGACGTTGTTTTCTCAGAGTGGCTTTCGTGCAAGTAGCATTAAGACAACAAGTAAATATCGGGTTAGGCCTGTTACATCATTCTAAGTGTATGAAGAGCCGGGATAAACAATCTCCCGGTTCTTCCATCATTGTTTCATGTAACATCAATATACATTGCTGCATCAACTTCATCCTGATTGGCAACAGACAAAGGTATGGCGTCAGTACTGGGTAGAATAGTATTCAGCAACTTTACATATATAGATGGCGTGTATTGTGTATGTTCCAATATGATTTTGAAATTGCCAGTACTTTCATCGTGCCAAATCTTAAATCGTGGAGTTGTCGGAGCATTTGCCCCACCTATCCGATTTAAAATTATTGCAGGTGCCTTTAAAATATCGGCTGATCTGCTAATGGTCATATAGAATAATGTCATTGGGCCACCACCATAAGCGGCAAGACTGATAAACAAGGAGCTAGACATCGCTGTCGTGTTATTACACTCATATACGACCCTCGATGTCTGCGTTGCAATCATTTTTTCCTTCCTTACGTCACTGGCAGGTTTAAGACCGTTTTTCTCTGTTGTAGCCTCGTTCATCACGCTACGGATGACTTCTGCAAGATTATTCTTGCTAATCCGTACTGGCAGGCCATTACTATCTGTAAGTAGTACATACTCACTGCCTATAGTGCTCACTTGTGCAGCCTCGTTTAATTTTCCCATACCTATTCAGTTTTAACGGACATACAAATTCATGTATTTTTACTCAGAATTATGCCGACAGTTTTGAGGGTAAAATTCAGTGATAAAAATACGTCCGTTAAAAGTATATGGTATGAAGGAAAATGAGTTAAGTAGTGGTGTACCTACCAAGATACGAGGAATAGACGCTAATGGTAATAGTATAGTGTCAACTCCAAGTGAGTTAATGACTGCATTAGAAAGCATAGGAATGTTTAAACGGATTTTCTTTCCTTTTGGAACTGGTGCCCGATGGCTCAAAATAATGGAAATAAAGCGTGGTATGAATTGCTCGTTTCTGTTAAATATGATATGTTATACTAATCAACCGGCAAGTATAATTGTGGGATATGCAGTTAATTATGATGATCAGATCATGCATTCTGATTTTAAGCAACTTATAGGGAAAGCCGGTGAATTGTATAATCCCAATGTAAAATACAGAAATGAGAATGGAACAATATCCATATGGGCCAAAGATTCCTGCGTTAGTAGTAAGGCATCATGTATAACCATCTTACATGGTAATGCAGAATTTCCGATGATTATTGAAACGCCACCGGAAGATGCAATACAGCCTATATGGTAAAGATTTTTATTGCATACTTTCATTTTACATCTGCCTCTGGAATATTATCCATTCTGTCGTCCGTTAAAACTGAATGGTATGAAAGAGAATGAATTGAACAATGGTACAGTTACCAAGGTGCGAGGAATAGACGCTAATGGCAACAGTATAGTGACCACCCCTAAAGAAATAGCAAAGTCAGGAGGATGCGGTACATTCTCTATGGCAGGTGCTCTTAATGGTAAATGGTATAGAGTAGCTATAAGTCGTAAATGTTATATGGCAAGTTCGGTATTGCTCAATGTAGGAAGTCGATATACGAATAATGCTCCTTGTTCCCAATTATTCTACATTGCGTTAGATGGCTACAGCAAATTGCAGAACGTTGTTCAATTAGGAGTCTCCAGTAAATGTATTAGTAAAGTGCGATTACTATACAAAAGTTCGACTACAGAAAATGGAATGCTTGACATTTATATCTGTTCGAATGGAAAGAACGATATAGACTTTGCTTACAGCAATAATATTGGATTTACTTTTCAGACACCCGTAGAAGTTTCAGAAGAACCGGATGCGGAATACTATGTCAAGGAATTTACATTCTAAAAAGTGGAAGCTTAAATATCTCCTAATTGCTTCATACCTATCGTCCGTTAAAAGTGAATGGTATGAAATTAAATGAAAGTACACAGGTAAATAGTATCAATAGTGAATATATCGCCTTAATAGATCCTAATGGTAATCCAGTACGTATAAATAGAGCTGACCTTGCTGAAGTAATTAGGTTGGTAATGTCTGAAGCTACAAAGGAACAAAAGGGATTGGCATCCGTTGACCTGTTTAAACGAAGTATGCAACATTATTCAGCGGAAAAATATGTTCACTTATGTAACTTGACTATTTATTATGCTAATTGCCAGTTTCTTATAGCGAGCGGTAGTCCTCTGGGAAAGTTACCTCTTGGAATGATATCTTGTCGAAAGGGTTACTTACCGGAATTAATCAATGTACAAGGGGCTAATACAACTTTTAGATTGTATTACAGAGACGTAAATGAGACACGAGAAATATGGGGTTATGAATCGAGTTCCGGCGGATCACTCAATTTATCTGTTATGGCTAATCATGGGGGAATAATTAAGTTGGAAACGAATAATGAAGTCCCTGAGGGATTGATTAAAGTATAGGGGCATAATGCCCCTATTAATTAATCACTATATATCCTTCTGGCACATCCTTTTGATATACGTTTTTTATAAGGGCATTTCGATCTTGTCTGCCAAGAATAGAGACATAAATCGAATTAGAATATGAAGCTGTTTTTACCCATATATCTATCGAAGTATCGTTTTTGACATAACCAATACTCAAAGTACCTATTATGCTATTCTTGCTGGCCTTTACCGTCTCTCTATGGCATACCAGCGATAAGTATAATAAACTATTAGGCACAGTGTATGCGTTACCTCCGATTATTTCCAAAACAATATTATCAAGGTTGCCTTCTGTGCTGCCAGATAAGGTCATTGTTACAATCTTGCAGTAATATGACTCAGCATAAGTACCATATAGCTGCTTCAGTTGCAGACAACTGGTATTGTCTACAACTTGCTGAGGACTTGTCACAATACTATTGCCGTTTGCATCTAAGCCTCGCACCTTTATTGCAACACCGCTGGATATCTCGTTCTCTTTCATGCATATTCAGTTTTAACGGACGTTTGATTCATTGTTTGTTTACCCTGTATGATATCACTATCTTCACAGGCAAAAATGATTTACGCATACATCCGGATCTCGACCGATAAACAGATTAAAGAAAATCAGAAATTTGAGATTGAGAAATTTGCCAAAGAGAAAGGACTTACAATAGATTCATGGGTTTCTGAGCAAGTAACTGGAACCAAGGCCGCAAAAGATCGACGTCTTGGTCCCTTGCTAAAGAAAATGAGGAAAGGAGATACTTTGGTAATCTCTGAGATTAGTCGGTTAGGTAGAAACTTGATGAATATTATGTCGATGCTCAATCTCTGTATGACCAAAGAAACATTTGTGCTAACAGTAAAAGAGAAATATGAGCTTGGCAATAACATCAATAGCCAGGTACTTGCTTTTGCTTTCGGACTGTCAGCTCAGATCGAACGTGACCTAATTAGCCAACGAACTAAAGAAGCACTGGCCTGGCGTAAAGCTTCCGGAAAGAAGTTAGGCCGGCAAGCTGGTGAAAAAAACACTCACTATAAGCTTGATAAGAAGGCGGAGCTTATTGATAAGATGCTTGCTGAAGGAAAGTCAAAGGCTGCAATTTGCCGTAAACTGAAATGCCATTTAGTAACCCTTAATAATCATCTTGAGAGGGCTAAGTATAAATAATGTCCTATGTATCAGTCAATATATAGAATACTTTTGCTATGTTTTATATAATATATCATTATGGCAAAAGCAGAAATTTTATTCAAGATCATCCGCAAATGGGAAGGCGGATGGAGTGATCACAAAAATGACAGAGGCGGTAAAACCAATATGGGCATTACCCTTGTAACTTGGAAATCTTGTGGCTATGACAAAGACGGTGATGGCGATATCGATGCGGATGATCTACGATTGATTACTCCGGAAGATGTATTCAATATCTTCAAAAAGTATTATTGGGACCGTTATCAAGCTGATTTTATACATAACCAGTCCATTGCTAACATTTGTGTGGACTGGGTATGGGCTTCCGGACGTGCTGGTATCACGAGGGTACAGCAGCTCCTACAAATTAAAGTGGACGGTATTGTTGGGCCTCAGACGGTTGCCAGTATTAATCTGGCTAACCAGCGCCAGTTGTTTGAAGCGATCAAGGCAGACCGGATCCGGTTTATTGAAGAAATCTGTGAAAAGAATCCGTCGCAGCTTGTCTTCCGGAAAGGATGGTTGAACCGTATCAATGATTTTAAGTTCTCTGTTCGCTAAATTCTTGTCCTTTTTCCCACTCTTTTCAGCCTTTAGTTTTGTGCCTGAAACTAAAGGCTTTTTTATGGCTATCATAGAAGAAAACAAGTTGATGACCCCTGCTGAGTATAACAATGGGGTAGAAAGATGGACTAATAAAGTTCGGGGTATATCCATAAACATTTTACAACGCACTCATGCGAGTGGTAAACTTCGCCATGGATTACAAGCACGTTTACTTAATGATCGTGAAGGTGGACCGGCTTATGTCGGACTCGGCTTTCGCTTTGAACGTTATGGAGCATATAGAGAATACGGTGCTGGGCGTGGATATATTGTTAAAGACGGCATTATTATGAGAGGTCATTCGGCATGGAGTGACAAAAAGAAGCGTCAGGAGCTTCGCTCATTGCGTGTTTCGGAATACCGCATCAGGCGTATGCGCACAATTGACGAACACTATGCGATTATCCGCCGTACTCCTTTACCTTGGTTGGATCCGCCCATTGTAGAAAATATAGAATCATTGGCCGATCTCTCCGGAGAGTATTACGGGGATCAGGCACTCAAAAAAGTACTTCAGAAATTTGATAGAATAACAATCGAGAAGCGTTATGGCAAAAAATAATAAAACCGTTAAAAGAGGGGTTTACCTCTATCTTGATGGCAAGGAAATCAAGAATGATATTAATTCCATTGACTTGGAGATCAAACGCCTTCAACGTGACATTAAGGATATGACACGTGGTTCCGAAGAATACAACCGTACCATGGCGAAGATACAGAATCTTCAGGGCATACTCAAACAGCATCGCCAGGAGATAAAAGGTATTACTACAGAAACGAAGAAAGCTACTATCAGCGTTGGCAGTATGGTGGACTGGTTCAACCGTTTCGGTGGTGTTATCCTGTCTGTGGTCGGTTTTCTGACCGGTTTCACTCTCGCATTACGCGCCATCAGAGATGAACGTAACAAATTAGAAGAGTCACAAGCCGGGCTAAAAGCCTTGACCGGACTTGATGATGAAAACATTGCCTGGCTGACCGAACAGGCAAAGACACTTTCCACCACCATGACAAAAGAGGGGTTACGCGTCCGCCAGTCGGCAGCTGAAATCCTTGATGCGTTTATGTTGGTGGGTTCGGCCAAACCGGAATTGCTTGGAGATAAGGAGGCATTGAAGCAAGTAACCGAAGAAGCTATGCGGTTACAGGCGGCAGCTAAGGATATCACTCTCAATGAAGCGGTTGATTCACTTACTTTGTCTCTTAACCAATACGGTGCTGCGGCAGATCAGGCAAGTAGGTTTACCAATGTGTTGGCAGCCGGTTCGCAAGCCGGATCCGCCAATATTGCCAGTCAAGCAAAGGCAATCCGGAATGCGGGTACGGCGGCAGCTTCGGCAAATGTTCCCATTGAACAGACGGTTGCGCTGATCGAAACGCTCGCTTACCGTGGTATAAAAGATGAAGTGGCCGGAACGGGATTGAAAAAGTTCTTCCTGGTACTTCAGACTGGAGCGGATGAAACCAATCCTAAAATAGTTGGGTTGGATAAGGCACTGGAGAACCTGAAGAATAAGAATATGGATGCCGGTGCTATTAAGAAGATGTTCGGTGAAGAAGGCTATAATACTGCATCTGTAATCCTTCAGAACACGGAGATGGTGAAGGATTTCACGGCAGCTGTTACCGGTACGAATGTGGCGTATGAACAGGCAGCTATTAATAGTGATACTGCGCAGGCCAGATTAGAACAGGCGCGTAATAAAATGAAATTGGCGGCTATTGATTTGGGTGAAAAGCTAAACCCGGCTTTGGCGGTCAGCACTAATATGCTGACAAATGTTATAAAGATTCTTCCTGGGCTGATTGATTGGTTTCAAAAGTGGGGTACAACAATAATAGCCTTCATTATCCCATTAACGACCTATTATGCTACTCTAAAACTGATCTCTCTTTATCATACCACTTACAATGCAATTCTTCGGGGAGGAATCGCCATACAAGCTGCATACCGGATAGCTACCATTGCTTTGAATGATGCACTGGCAGGAGACTATAAGGCCATAGCCAGGCTGGTACTACAAATGCGTTCTCATAATATCATAACTCGGACAGTGGCAGCAAGCACACTTGTTTTTCGGGCAGCGATGGAGACTTTAACCTTTCGTTTTTCTGCCGCAACTAAAGCTATACGGGCGGCATGGGCAGTATTGGGACTAAATCCTTTTGTTGCCATAGCCACAGTCGTTGCAGCCGCAGCGACCGGACTGTATATTTATGCCCAGCGCACTTCTGTAGCTGCACGTAGGCAAAAAGAGTTAGTGGATATGAATAGGGAGGCTGAAAAAAGCATTAGCGAAGAAAAGAATAAACTGGATGCCTTGCGGAAGGTGCTTGAGGATTCTAAAGAACCATATGCAAAACGAAAGGCTGCATTAGAAGAAATTCAGTCCATTGTTCCGGAATATCATGCCTCACTGACTAAAGAAGGAACGCTTATCAACAACAACTCTCAGGCGTTGGATGGTTATGTAGAGAAGCTTCTTCTAACAGCTAAACAACAGATGGCAAATTCTAAACTACAGGAAGCGCTGAGCCAACGTAGCGAATGGGTACACGAGAACGGTTCGGATGCCATGAAGTTTAAGAATCTTGAATGGGAGATAAATGATCCTGTTAATATGGGAAAGTCTGTTGAGGAACTGGCTGCATCTAATGGGGTATCACCCACTGCGTATAAAGTATGGGCGGCACAGAAAAAACGTCTTGATGCCAATGTGCACTACTACGAGCAGATGATGCAGGACTATACCAATCAATTGATGGCTATTGATGCAAAATATAAAGTGACTAATAAACCTAATCCGGTCGAGGAGGATCCTGATCCGGATGGAGATTCCGAGTCTGAAAAAGAACAGAAAGAACGAGTTAAAACAGAACTGGAGAAAATTGAAACAGAATCTTTGGCAGAACAAGCAAAACTGAAAGAACAATACTTGGCCAGTGATAAAATGACACAGGAGGAATATCTGCAATTCTTGTCTGATCTGGAAATGAAGTCCTTGAATAAAAAGCTTGAGATTGCAGGTTTAGAACCTAAAAAACGAGAAGAAATAATGAACCAAATTCTTGCGTTACAGCTGAAGCTGAAGGAGCAATGCATAAAAGAAGATCTTGATGAAAAGAAACAATTCCTAAGCAATCAACAAAAGGCGTTGAATGCGGAATTGGCAGAAGAGAGTCAGCGGTATCGATTAGGAATCAGTTCGCGCGAAGAGTATCTAAGAACAATCCTTAAGCTGCTAAAGAAGTATAAGAAGGATATTCTAAAAACAACAGAAGACGCGACAGGTGAAGAGAAAGAGGCTGTAGATTCTTATATTGATTATGTGATGAAAGCACTTCAGAAAGCTTTTGATCAGACAGAGGAAAAGAATAAGACTTGGCAAGAGAAAGTCAGGGAGAATTGGAACGAGATAAATAAATGGTCTGAGGTATCGACGGAACAACAGTCTGCTGTATTGGTTTCATTATTGACAAATATATTCAACTTTCGAGATGAATCATTAAATGCATTTGAGACTGTTGAGCAAAAATATGAAGCGACATTCATGTTAATGTCGGGTATCGCACAAGAATTTGGAGTTGCATTAGGTAAGACTTTGGCGGGTGAAGAGGAAGCTATGGGAGAGTTTTTGCAAAATCTTGTTGTTATGGTGCTTGATACCGTTCAGAAACTGCTTATTGCTTATGTGTCTATGACAACTATTCGGAATGTCGGAGAAATGGGTATTTGGGGACTGGCAAAGGCGGCTGGTGAAATAGCCCTGATTACAGCTGCCTTTGAGACTGCGAAGTCTGCTCTTGGCAATTTCTATACAGGTGGCTACACTGGTCCCGGCAACTGGGATCAACCACAAGGTATCGTTCATTCCAATGAATTTGTAGCCAATCGTTTTGCAGTGGCCAATCCGAATTTACGGCCGATATTCGATATTATCGATGTGGCACAACGTACCGGAGATGTTGGCAACTTGACGGCTGAAGATATCGCAGCTGTGGCAGGATCCGGAAAAAATACACATACCGTTCCTGCTAAGGCACCCGGAACCAGTGCAACCACCACCACCAATGATCCCGCTATGGTGGCGATGCTGATAGAATGTACCCGCGTACTCCGTAAACTTAAAAATCGCTTGGATGATCCGTTAGTGGCGGAGACTTATGTTACCGGTAAACGGGGGATCAATCAAGCGCAAAAAGAGTACAATAGATTAAATAACAATAAATCACGCAACAAGCAATGACCGAATTATACATTGATGGACAGTTGGCCGCCCTTCCTGAAGGTTTCAATATTACTTTTACTTCGGAGAATCCCTATTTCACTCGTAGTTCCAATTATTCGCTGGATATTGAACTCCCCATGCCGGCTAATCATGCCATATTCAAACATGTTAATAGGCTGGATGTGACGAAAAAAAAGACAATTCTTCCGGCTATGCTCATCGTGGATGCCAGGTGCCTACTTTATGGAAGTGCAGTTTTATTGTCGGTAGAGGACACATTGGTTAAGGTGCAGCTTGTTTCGGGAAATGCAGAATTTAATCTCCTCACAAATGATACAATTTATATTGATGAACTGGATTTAGGCAGTGTTGGCTGGCCTAACAATAACCAAAATTATTTCCAACCACCTGCCAATATGGTGGGCTATTATGGTTCAGTGGACGATGTTGAAGTTGTCTGGCTTCCGGTATTCTATCAAGAAGCTCAATGGAAGAATCTGAATAATGATGTTATTTATGAATTTGGAACGAACAACTTTACGCTTTGTCCGTATGCACGCAATCGGTGCGTACAACCTTACCTGATAACTGTCATCAAGAGGATAGTAGAATACTTCGGTTATACGTTTGATACATCATTTTTCAATGATAATTTTCTACGTAACGTTTATATTTGTAGTGCCGTTACCTCCAATAAAATTGCTGATGCTCTGCCGCATTGGACCATTTCCGAGTTTTTCGATGAATTGGAGAGGTTTCTTTGTGTCGTTACGGTAGTTGATGAACGTACCAAGGTGGTGCGTCTTGTCAGTCTGAATGAATATTTTTCCCATTCTGAGAAAGAAATTATTGATAGTTCTGCATTGATCCGTGAGTTTATCGTAGAAATTGAAGACGAAAAAAGCGAAAAGGATCTCAGTTCCGGAAACGTAGGTTACGATTTGCCTTCACATACCGATGATGGTTATCTGCGTATTGAAAGGGATATTGTAGATGCAGCCTATAAGCTCGAATGTGATACTTATGATACAATGGTGGCCGCTTACAATGGAATGAATGACAATGACAAGAAAAGCACCCTTTTTGTCGTTGGTAAACGCTATTATATCAATTATAATGAGAATGATCAAAACAAACTGCGTGAGGTTAACCTGTATGCAGATTTGATACGTAATCCTGAATCTTCCGATATAGACACCTCACTAAAGATTGTACCTGCCAAAATCCTTCAGTTCAATGTTGGTGTCTACGGATCCGTGGCAGAATATACCTTGAACCGTCCTTATGCAGCTATGTATCTCAATATTCCAGCTGTAGGATATCAGGCTACTACTGTTCATCAAGAACGCTTTAATATCCAGGAAGCAATTAGCGGTGACGTGGAATTACAGGAGAAGCAAGAAAAGAATGAATATATGGAGGTGGCTATCAATACCGGCAAGTTCAACCGGCAGGATGTGACTTATAGCGGTCAGGTACATTCGTATGATTATGCTTATCCTTTTACAGACTATCAGCAGAAGACTACGGCACAGCTCACGGATTTTCTTCCGTATTCGCTCAGTCTGAATGATGTTTGTCCGGATAGCATCGGCCATCAGCTGTCAATACTCAGCTTGTTTCATTCCGATGTGCCTTATACCATACGGTTCCGGGCTAATAGGTTACCGGATGTAAACAAGGTGTTTCTTATTGGAAATAAGCAGTATTTGTGCGAGAAGATTGAGGCGGAAATAGATGCGAATGGACTGAATAAGGTGCTGAAGGGGACTTTTTATAGGGTAGAATAAATAGTATTTATAATAAAACAAAAAGATGGAGTCGTTGTTCTATATATATATAGTATAAAGACAAATAAGTGTTATTTATAGGGATAATTTAGTGAGTACTAAATAAAATTGATTATAAAGTTTAATATAAAATTTAGTGCTATAATTATATTATCATTATATTTGCAACGAATTTTTGTTTTAAATCTATTAAAACTATTAGATAAATAAAGAAATAATTATGGCAAAGATGTGGCCGAAGTTAAGTAAACCACCAGTAGAAGTAGCTTTATTTCAATTGAAATTTGAAATGGGAAATACAGAACTGAGTGATTTTCTTAAATGTGATTCTCAATTAAATAAGTATTTTCCTAAAAGGAATGATACTATTGAAGCTAGTATAAATTTGCCTTCGTCATCAATTCCATTAGGTGTTTCTAAAATATCAGGAACTTCCAATGCTAAAATGGTTAACTATGTATACTATAGTGAAGACCAAAAATGTAAATTGACTATAGGAGAAGGTAGTTTAACCTATACTGATGAACGTGATTATATTGGATGGGATGAATTTGAACGTATTGTTTGTCAATATCTTATGGTGTTTGCTCCGATATTGGAAAAGCATATTATAACAAGAATTTCTATCCGATTTATTAATCAATTTGTTTTAGACGAATTTGAGGACCCGACAGTTTATTTTAAAACTATTATATCATCAGCAGAGAATGGAGTTCCATACCCATTAATTAAATATGGATTTAGACTAATGTTGGATATTAAAGAGGGAGTCTATTCTATTGTTAATCAGAATTTAGATAAAACTCCTGAAAAATATCTTTATATATTTGATATTGATGTTTTGAATAAAAGTAATCTCATATTTGATATTAGTTCTATACAATCGGTTCTGCGGGAACTTAGAGAGGTAAAGAATGATATATTTTTTAGTAATGTCACAGATAAAATAATCGAATTATGCAATTAGTAAGCTTTAAAAATGGGTTCAAACCTTTGACAATTGCTGCTGGTCTATTGGTTAGCAGTCCGACACTTATGTACGCTGATTTAGATCAATATAGTGACATAACTGCTGTTATTTCTAAGCCTAAAGCATCAAAGTATATTCAAGAAGTAGATAATCAAGAAAATAATATTTTTATTGCAAAGAGGAAGTTTTATGATTATTATAATTCATGGATGGACAATACTTTCTTCCTTTCTTCTGTGAAAGATATTATTGAACAGAATGATTTTAAGGCTATTGTGAATATGGGGACAAAAGCTGTTCCGTTTATTTTGGAAGAGTTGGAGCGTGAGCCTTCTAACCTGGTTTGGGCACTCAATATGATTTATAAGAAGAAAATAACCGATAAACCAAACGTTACTATTAGTGATGCATGTAAATTATGGATAAAAGCACTGAAGAGTTAATTAAGAAAAGGATTATTGGTATTTTCCCAAAATTGGCAACTGATAAGAATTTTAAATTGACTAGTCCTATTAATCCAAATTACAATTGTCTTGCATGGGCTTGTCACTATAATGATCGGTGGATGCAACCGCCAAGTGTAACTCCTCCTCCTTTGGATAGTGTTGTTTATTGGCCTGAGGATGCCAAACAAGGTATGGATATTGAATGTCTAATAGACGCATTTAGAACTAAAGGGTATGAGTTGTGTGATAGTTGGGAGTATGAGGATAAATATCAAAAGGTTGCGTTATATGTGAAAAAAGATAGTAAAACATGGACACATGCAGCTCGTGAGTTGAGGAATGGTTTTTGGACAAGCAAATTGGGACAAGGATATGATATTCAACATGGAACTCCATTTACAATAGAAGGCGATAGTTATGGTGAGGTATATTGTATAATGAAACGTATATTTTAGTGAGGATGTGTCTTTCGAGGCACATCCTTTTTCTTTTTGTCGAGATTACTTATCTTGAATTTAGAGTTCAAAGCAAACCTAATAATCTAATTCCTTATATCGTGTAATCTGTAGCTGAACAGGTTCTGGACGATTCCGATTGAGCACGGTATAAAGAATTAGCTTAGGCATTATAAAATATTGAATATGAAACAACTATTTATTTTAATCTTTACATTGGTTATATTAAACTTGAATTTGGTGTCTTGTGTTACATTGCCACCACCACCGGCTCCATATGCCTTTGCGGGAATTTTTGATTATTCACCGTTGACATCAAAAGGAGTCTTCGTAACAGAATCTAATTCTGTGAGTTTTGATTATGAGACAATAGGCAGCTTATACGCGATAAGTGATGGTGGGTGGATAAATAAGACCTATGTAGAACCATCCTTGGATGCTTTGTATAATGAAGTATTGAAGCAACTGGCTGCATATAACGCCAATGGCATTGTTAACCTGAAAATAAATGTAAGTGGAAGAATTGCAGATAGAACTAAGAGATACAGCTTGGAAGGGATGGCTATTCGTAAAACTGATGCAGGTAAGATAAATGCTCAGGTCTCTACTGCACGACGGATAATAGGAAAAATAGATGGCGTATCTTTGCAAATATTAGAAGCTTACTCTAATGGTACACGTGTTTTAACTTCTCAAAAGTTAAATATTTCGCAATTGCGCCAGGCATGGAAAAAATACTTTTATAATCAATCGCAAATTCAATTTTATACCGCTGAAGGTTTAGTTAATAAAATCGCCTATGCTGCTATCATTGATAAAAAAATTGTTGATTATGAAAGAAATGAGTATATACCATTAAATTAATCCTATTTTGAAATCTATGGAAGTATCAATTGAACAGTCTATATTTTCGATATTATATAGAGATAAAAATAAAAATGAAATAAGGCATGTAGGAACAGGTGTTGTCGTATGTAAGAAAGGTATATTCATTACTGCGGGGCACACTTTTCGACAAAAAGGAGATTTTATATTAGAAGATTTTCGTGCATGTTTTATAGTAAATGGTAATATCTATATTACACCGATTAAAGAAATATGTTGGGACTCAATAGATTTTTCTACGCAAAAAGTTCCAGAGTTTAAGGATTATGCTGTAGGGCGGTTATTGAACCCTATTAGGGTGCGATCTGCTTATAAACGACTGTATATTAAGAAATATATCTTTTTAAAAATACGAAAGAAGCAACCTCTTAATTTAGAAAAGTTATATTTATATGCGTATGAATATAAAGATCCGAAAGCTAAGGATAGAAGTCTGGGGGATAATTTTGACAATGTAGATATTGATAAGATACATCTAATGCATTCTCAGTTATTAGTGATAAAAAATGAAATAGTTATACCACCAGATAAAGCTTTTAATAATTGTTCTTCTTTGCGAGGAAAGGCAGAAGAAACCAATAGTGGAGCTCCTATATTTGATGAAAATATGCTTATACGTGGAGTGCTTCTTGGAGGGATAGCCGGTATTCAAGGTAAAGATGCAGATTACAAATTTGTAAACATGTGTCGTTCTAAATACTACGCTAATAGGATTAAAAACTATAATGCTGCAAAAAGCAAATGTAAAAACTATCAAATTATGAGTGGAAGTGAGAAATAAAAAATCTCCGCTTTTCTTTTGCTGTTTTAAAAGAAACCTGCATCTTTGCAGTGCTAAATATCCATGGTGATTTGTTCACTACGTCCGGGCAGCGGTTAAGTGCTCATTAATAATGGGCTTTTTTTATGCCCATACTGAAGATATGTAGAAGTTTGCTTGTTAACAAACGTATACGGCTGTCTTTCCCACATTTTGATTGCTGCTTTACGCAGTGAACCACTATGGATGTTTAGCGACACGGGAAATGACAGCCGTTTTTCTGTCTAAACGCTAAACATCCATAGTATGAGTAAACAAAAACAAAGCGCCCGCGAACGCTATGTATCCGCGGAGAAGATCCAGCAAGTATTTGCCCAGCTGGGCATTGAATTGTGTGCCGGACGTAAACGGATCCGTGCAACACAAAGTGAGAAATCCATTTCCATCTATGTCAATGGTGGGACAGTCAACATCACCTTTAATGAGAAAGGAGGCAAAGTATGATGTTCTTTGTTTACCATTTGCAGACTTATTCTCCAAAGAACCGGGCATGGCAAAAGGTGATTGATTATGTGAAGAAGTACGAGTATGTTCTTATTAAAGATGAACTTTCCCTGGATGCACTCAAGCATGAATTATGCGATATGGTTAACCGGATCAATGCAGAACATCCCAAGCTGAAGTGCATACAATACTCTGCTGATCCTCTGGATGGCGGTCGTACTATACGTATCGAGGCTCGTGTTATAAGTGGCGGATGTCCGGATCTTGTGTTCTTCCTCGATATCTGCAAGGTTCGTTCCGTTTATCAGTTCAGCGAGAAGGCTAATGTACTGGAGCAGAAAGGAGGTGAGCATGAATGATGAGTTCTTTATCACCAAAACTGTAGATACAGGTAGCGAAGGCAGTAAGAGTGTTAGATATCACGTTTATGCTCGTAACTGTGATGGTGAGATTAATGAGATAAGTTATGAAGAACTAATTCGGTTTAACCAGTTTCTAACTAATTTCTTAAAAGGAGAGGAGGGTAGCCATGAGTAACCGCAAAAAAATAGGCTTCCGGGCATACAATGATGATGCTCAGGATCCCGAAGAAGATAAACTGAAGAAAGAACAAGCTGAACGGCAGAAAGCTATAGCCGAATTTATCGGCCATAACTATTCGCCTATTGGTGATACTTCGCAGAAGTGTTACAAGACTTCTGCGGAATTAGTGTATGATCTCTCCAATATCATTGCTGTCCGTCCGGCAGAGTTGGCCAAACAACTCAGTGATGCCGGATATCGTATAGAATATCTGGCAGGACAGCCATACTGGATAATGTACGAGAAATCATAAGCCCATAGTAGAAACATTTTTTTTACATTTTTTTTGAAGGCTCTTGTCCGCGAGGATAGGGGCTTTCTTCATAAGTGGCCTTCAAAATGCTTGGTTTCTTCATGTACTGTCAATGAACTTCCTTGCAGATACTTATTAGTGGTTGATATATCAGCATGGCGAGCCTGATCACGGGCAACTACTATACCGGCAGCGTTGGCCAGATCACGGATACCAGAGTCCTTCAGACTGTAGAACATATATGTTTTGGGCAGTTTCAAAGCTGTACGGACTTTATAGAAGTGATCCCGTAGTACCCGTGTCGTTATTTTCTTTTTACCGGGTTTGAAGCCGGTACTGAAAAGGTAGTCGTTTGAGTCGCTATCGAATATCTTTAAATCTATCATTTGCCTGACGATTTCATCGTTGAGACCGACCATTCCGTCACGGCGGTTTTTGGATATGCTCGATGCAACAAATATTTTCTGTTCCTTCAGATTGATATCCCGTAGCCGTATGTTCGTCAATTCTTCTGGGCGGATAAAGGTGTAGTATTCCATTCGGCATACCAGAAGGAAATAGGGGTTGTTTTTGCTTAGGTATCGGTTTATGCGTTGCAAGTCTTCTGATGATATGGCAGAACGTTTTTTATCCTCTTCTTTGAGTGATTTTATACGTTCGCATGGGTTGATATCCATATATTGTTTTTCCACTAACCAGGAACAGAATGATGATAGCCATATTTTGTAATTGTTCCGGGTACGGGCGCTTGAATCACGGTCGAGTAGGAGGTAGTCCAAGAAATCGCTAATATAGGATAAATTGAACTGATAGATGTACATAATAGGTAATGTGTGATTTTGCATGTAATCACACAATACACGTAGTCTTTTGCTGTAGTCGGTAAGTGTGCTGTCTTTGATACTTCCAGCAGCATGTAGCTTCTTCAGGTATTTGACGTATATATTAATCACGTCATCCACTTTTGCATATTGTCGCGAGTTGGACAATTCCGCCCATGGGTTCCACCCGGAACGCAGGCGTTGTGTTACACTGGTTATGATATCTGCTGCCATTTTTCGTCGCTCTGTCACTTTGCTTATACCATCGAGCATATACTTTTTCCGCTTCATCTTCTGTTCGGCAGGATCATAACAAGTGAAATCTACATACCAGTTTTTCCCTGTGTGTAACTTAGGGAGGGTGTAGCTGACTATTGCAGCTAACGGAGAGCCTTTTCTTTGTCGATAAAACATTTTTTTATACGTTTTTCAAGTATGAAAACGTATGATGTTCAACAATCTAATATTTAATTTGTCCGACTTCCGTCCGACCTAAATAGGTAAAACCGACATAAATCGCTGATTTATATCGGTTTACCGTTGCACGGGAGGAGAGGCTCGAACTCCCGACACCTGGTTTTGGAGACCAGTGCTCTACCAACTG